CAGAACCTAGTAGACGTCCTCACCGTGTCTCAGTGGTGGGCAAGAGACGGATCGGCGACACCTCCATGATCGAGAACAATGAGACATCGACAATCCTTCATGGGCTGTCCATCCTTTCGGTAGTCGGCTCCATCGTAGGCTTCCTGCCAGCCATCGCTGGNGTGGTCTAGGCTGTGTGTGGTACGTCCTCCAGATTTATGATTGGGTAAGAAAGTATCGTGCAGAAAACCAAGAAAGACCTGATCCGGGAAGCGGCAGAGAGTGACCTAGAGACGTTCATTCGTCTTGTTCACCCCCTCCGGGTACTCGGCTCAGTCCATCTGGAAATTCTCCGATGGTGGACCCGCCAAGATGCAAAGTCCCATCAGCTTGTCCTTATGCCTCGCGATCACCAGAAATCCGCTCTGGTGGCCTATCGAGTTGCTTGGGCAATCACCCGAAATCCTGCTATTCGTATACTATATATTTCTGCTACAGCTAACCTTGCGACTAAGCAGCTAGGCTTCATTAAGGACATTCTGACCTCAGACGTCTACCGCCGGTACTGGCCAGAGATGGTCAATGCAGAGGAGGCCAAGAGGACGAAGTGGACTGAAAGCGAAATCTCCGTTGACCATCCCAAGCGGCGAGAAGAGAACGTCCGCGACCCTACGGTATTTACGGCGGGTCTTACGACTACGGTCACCGGTCTGCACGCCGACGTCCAAGTCCTCGATGATGTCGTCGTCAAAGAGAACGCCTACACCGAAGAAGGACGAAACAAAGTAGCGGAGCAGTACTCCCTACTCGCGTCTATCGCAGGTGCCGAAGGTGAGCAATGGGTTGTTGGTACGCGGTACCACCCCTCAGACTTGTACGACACCATGGCCCAGATGCGGGTCGAAATCTACTCCGATGACGGAGAGTATCAAGCCGATAAGTCCTACGACCTTTACGAAATCTTTAAGCGGGAGGTTGAGGACCGGGGTGATATGACAGGCCAGTACCTGTGGCCGAAGCAGCAACGTGCTGACGGCAAATGGTTCGGCTTCGATCAGGGCATCCTAGCGAAGAAATACGCTCAGTACACCGACAAGGTTCAGTTCTTCGCTCAGTACTATAATAACCCCAATAACCCCGATGGGGCTGCGATCAAGCGAGAGTGTTTCCAGTACTACGAGAAGTCTTATCTCTCTAGGGCTAACGGCTTCTGGTATTACAAAGGTCAGCGACTTAACGTGTTCGCTGCCGTGGACTTTGCGTACTCCCTGAGGTCCAAGTCCGACTACACGGCAATCGTCGTAGTCGGTGTAGACCCACAGATGAACTACTACGTCCTCGACATCGACCGGTTCAAGGCAGACAACACTCTCGACTACTTCAAGCATGTCCTACAGCTACACCAGAAGTGGGACTTCCGAAAGATGAGGGCCGAGGCTACCGCAGCCCAACAGGTCATCATCAACGATCTAAAACAGACATACATCAGACAGCACGGTCTTGCCCTCTCGATTGAGGACCACAAACCGAACCGTGCAGAAGGTGCAAAAGAAGAGCGTATTGCTGCCGTCCTCGACAGCAAGTACCAGAACCGGCAGATGTGGCACTACATGGGCGGCCATTGCCAGACTCTGGAAGATGAACTCGTACTAGCCCACCCACCCCATGATGACGTCAAGGATGCGCTTGCCCAAGCCGTTCTTGCCTGTGTCGCTCCGACAGGCTCCCGTGTCCGGTCGATGAACTCAGGTTACGTCGCTCAATCCCATCCACGCTTCGGCGGAGTTTTATAGTGGCAGGCAAAGTTCTACACTTCGAGCAGATCGCGTCAATCGACGAACTCGGCTGCCAAGTCGCGAAGTACTGGATGGAGTGGAATATGTTCCGCCAGTCCAAAATTCGCGATTGGGAGGAACTCCGAAAGTACCTTTTCGCTACCGATACGACTAAGACGAGCAATTCGAGCCTGCCGTGGAAGAACACCACGACGATCCCGAAACTCACCCAGATCAGAGACAACTTGAACGCCAACTACATGGCGAGCCTTTTCCCTGCCGGGAAGAGGACGTTTCTCGATTGGCTTGCCGATAACAAAGACAGCAACTCCAAGGTTAAGCGGGATTGCATCCTTGCTTATATGTCTTGGGTTACGAGTCAGGATCGGTTCAAGACCGAGATTGCTAAGTGTGTCCAAGACTACACCGATTACGGCAACGCCTTCGGAACAGTCGAGTGGGTGGATGAACGGTCAGCGGTAGATGAACTCAAGGTCGGCTATGTCGGCCCCACTATACGGCGTATCTCCCCCCTCGACATCGTTTTCAATCCGGTGGCTCCTTCGTTCTTGGAGTCCCCGAAGATTGTACGTTCTATCGTGTCGATTGGGGAGTTGAAGCAAATCCTTGAGAGCGAGTCCCCTAACGAGGACAAGGCCGAGGTACAAGAGCTTTACAACTACCTTATCGAACTCCGTTCCCGTGTCCGTATGGACGCTGGCTTCGAGTTGACTACGAAGGATAATTATTATCAGGTTGACGGCTACACCAGCTTCCGGGCTTACCTCGAAAGCGATTACGTCGAAATCCTGACCTTCTATGGCGACGCCTTCGACTGGACGAAGAAGGAGCTTCTCCGCAACCACAAGATTATGGTGGTGGATCGCCATAAGGTCATCGCCAAGAAACCGAACCCGAGCTACTTCGGCTTCGCTCCCATCTTCCACGTTGGCTGGCGTGTCCGTCAGGACAACCTGTGGGCAATGGGTCCGCTCGATAACCTCGTCGGTATGCAGTACCGCATCGACCACATCGAGAACCTGAAGGCCGACGTATTCGACCTCATCACGTTCCCGCCGCTCAAGGTCAAAGGGTACGTCGAAGATTTCAAGTGGGGTCCGTTTGAGCGTATTTACGTCGGAGACGAAGGTGACGTCGAAATCCTCGCACCACCGTTCCAAGTCCTCCAAGCTAACGTCGAAATCCAATACCTCACGACGGCGATGGAGGAAATGGCTGGCTCGCCGAAGGAAGCGATGGGCTTCCGAACTCCGGGCGAAAAGACAGCCTACGAAGTCCAACGGCTTGAGAACGCAGCGTCCCGCATATTCCAGAGCAAGTCTACCCAATTTGAAATCCAGTTTGTTGAACGACTACTGAACGCGATGCTGGAATTGTCCAAGCGGATGATGACCGGCAAACAATCCATCCCTGTGTTCAACGACGACTTCAAAATCCAGACGTTCATGGACTTGACGCCTACCGATATTACCGGCTCGGGCAAGATCAGGCCGATGGCTGCGAGACACTTCGCAGAGCGGGCTGAGATGATCCAGAACATGAACAACTTCTACATGTCTGGTCCCGGCCAAGACCCCGATGTTCGGCAGCATCTGTCGAGCATCCAGATTGCGAAGGCAACGGAGCAAATGCTGGATTGGGGTGACTACGAAATCTTCCAGCCGTACATCCGCGTCTCTGAGGCTGCCGACAAGCAGCGTCTGATGCAGGCGGCACAGGAACAGGTCGCCATGGAGGCACAGACTCCCAAGGGTCTGACACCTGACGACTACGATCAACACGCTGTGGACCCTAACGTCGCAGCACTGACACAAGGCGCTCAATGAAAGCCCTCTCAGTCGAGTGGACCAAGGGCCTAGACCAAAAGGCCAAGGAAAGCCTCGAACAGACTATTCGGAACTCAACTACAGCACTCACCCGTCTCCTAGAGATTGTCGAAGAGCGGGAGGCTGAACTAACCCGAAAGGAGTGTTCTGTAGACGACTACGATACTCCGAATTGGGCCGTGCGCCAAGCCCACCGTAATGGTGAGCGATCTCAACTTAGAAAGCTGAAAGACCTACTCAGCTTCATGAAAGGATAAATAATGTCAGACGACCTCTTTGACCATAATGAGGAGTTTGAAATCGAAAGCGATATTCCAGAGATCGACCAGTCAAAGGAATATCTTAGTGAGCTAGTTGGTGAAGGCAAGAAGTATAGAGACCTCGAAGCTCTTGCTAAAGCCGCAGTTCACAAGGATGCGTTCATCGAGCAGCTAAAGCGTGAGCAGGCTGAGGCGAGAGCGGTCATCCAAGAGCGGATCAATATGGAGCAGTTCCTTAACGAGCTTAAGGCTGCCAAGAAGCCAGTAACGCCGCCTAGTGAGTCGGTAACCACCCCGACCGAACGGAGCGTTGAGGCATCCGCTGTTACGCCGGAGAAGATTGAGGAGATCATTGCTGCCCGAGAAGCGAAGCAGAAACGCCTAGCCAATCGTGCCAAGGTCGAACAGTCTTTGATGGAAGCTTACGGAGAACGCTGGAAACAGGAAGTCCGTAAGAAAGCAGCAGAACTAGAGGTTTCAACAACGTACCTCACCGAGATTGCTGAACGCAGCCCCAAGGCTTTCTTTGACTTGGTGCCTGTGGAACGCAAGGCAGGTGATACGTTCACCCCTCCGCCGCGTGGCTCTGTGTCTAGTCCGCCTGTCTCTTCGTCCTCGAAGAACTACGCGTACTACCAGAAGATGCGTCAGGAGAAAGGTGAGAGTTGGTACTTTAGTCCTCAAACCCGTCAAGAAATCTGGAAGGAACTCCAAGCCCAAGGCGAGGATACCTTCTACAAAAAATAACCTAGGAGGGTTAGATGGCTGGTCATACCAGTTCCAACGTCGAGTATCTGACTCGGTCTAATCTGTGGTCCGCAGAACTTAAGGATGTTCTGTACGCAGATTTGATGAACCAGAAATACTGCAAGATGGTCGATTTCCCGGATGGTGATACTCTCAACATCCCGTCGATTGGCCAGATGGAAATTCGTGACTTCGCGGAAGGTCGTTCGGTGGAATACACCAGCATCGACACCGGTAACTTCACGATGACCATTGACCAGTACAAGTCGGCTGGTACGTTCATTACGGCTAAGGCTCGTCAGGACCTGTTCTACGCTTCGCAGCTTGAAGCAGCGTTCCTGCCGAAAATGAGCCGTGCGCTGGCGGAAGAGATGGAGGCGAAGGTTTTCGCCCTCGGACCGGAAGGCCAGACGGCATCTGCGGTGAACTCGATCAACGGTGCGGAGCATCGGTGGGTCGGTCAGGGTACAAACGAAGTCATTGCTGTGCAGGACTTCGCGAAGGCTCTGTATGCGTTGCAGAAGGCCAACGTGCCCATGAGCAACCTCGTTGCGATTGTTGACCCGAGCGTTGAGTATACCCTCAACACCCTGAGCAACATCGTCAACGTCTCCAACAACCCGCGTTGGGAAGGCATCATCGAGACGGGCCACCGTACCGGTATGCACTTCTTGAAGAACATCTTCGGCTTCGACGTCTACGTGTCGCAGTTCCTCAAGTCCGGTATCTCCGAGACTGTGGACAGCGTCACCGTGACGACCGGTGTCGCCAACCTGTTCTTCTCAGCGGCGTCGGATGTCCTGCCGTTTATCGGTGCCGTTCGTCAGGCCCCCAAGGTCGATAGCGAATGGAACAAGGACTTCCAGCGCGAAGAGTATGTCGTGACTTGCCGTTACGGCTACAAGCTCTATCGCCCGGAGAACATGGTCGTTGTCCTCACCGACACTGATCAGGTCTAATAGGAGGATAATATGGCTGTTGTGTCTCTACTGCCCACTAATAGCTACTGGGACAACTCCGACGGTCTGCGGGTGCGTAACCCGCTGGCTGCCCGGACTGTTACCCGTGGCGGTGAGGTGTACGATGGTGCCAAGCACAAGACTTGGGTGACCATCGCGCTTGCCTCGCTTCCGACTGTGGCATCTGGTAATAAACAGATCGTCGCAGAGAACGTCTTGATCCCGAGCGGTGCCTTCATCGAAGAGGTGCAGGTTATCGTTCTCAAGGAACCGACTGACGCGGCTGGCGCTGCCAACCTTGACGTCGGCCTTGTCGATCAGGACCGGTCAACTGAAATCGACTTCAACGGCTTCTTGGCCGCTGCGGACGCTTTCAATGCTGGTACGGACCTTGGTAAAAAGACGGTGTACAACGTCGGCACGACCGAAGTTGGTGCGCTCGTCGGTACCAAGATTACCAACACCGGCATCCTCACGGCCAACGCAGAAACTGCGGATTGGACGGGTGGTGTTGTCCGAGTCGAAGTTATCTGGTCTGTCCCGCTGACGGCTGACCTGTAACGCGTTACAGAGGGGGTGGGTAAAACTGCCCCCTCTTAACTCTAGAGGTTTACATGGCTCTCCACAAGAATATGGCTGGTGCGTCCCTTCACGAGTTGAAGGGTGTTGCTGATGCAGCCAACGATGAAGTTCCAACGGCATCGGCTCATACCACCGTGTGGAAGAAGCTGACTGCTGATAATCTTGAAGGAACTGGCAATCCGTTCGGAGGCCAGCTTTTTCATGCCTACGAAGCTAGAGCTATTAACGTCAATGGTGGCTCACTTCTCGCTAACACATGGACCGTCCGTCAGTTCACGACTACGGGCAAGTCCCAGATTTCTGGTGTTAACCGTAGCAACGGCAACATCACGTTTCCTGCTGGTGACTACATCGTCCAAGCTTGGGCCGCTGGCCACGGCTGTGGGATGCACCAACTCCGGCTGGCGACTACGACTGGTTCCATCCTTGTCACAGGTATCCCCGCTGGTTTCGATGACACTACTGATACTGCGGTACTCCAAACGATTGCTCACCTAAGCGGTACGTTTACGCTGGCTACGTCCAAGACGGTCCAGCTTCAACACAACTGCCAGAGCACTAAGACTACGACCGGTCAGGGCAATGCCGCTGGCCTCGGTCCCGAGCATTACTCTGATCTCATGATCTGGAAGGTTGGCTAATGTCCAAGGTTGATCTGACTACGATTGAGAACCTTGAAGATCAGACTGGTGCCGCTGACGCCATCAACTCGAACTTCGGTTCTATTCAAGAAGCGTTCGAGAACACTCTGTCCCGCGACGGTACGGAGCCTAACATCATGGCTGCTGACCTCGATATGGACAGCAACCACATTCTGAACCTGCCGACCCCGACTACCGCCACGGAGCCTGCTACAAAGGGTTACGTCGATGGCATCTCTGCCCTTTCGGACGCGGCTGCTCTCCAAACTGCTGTCGATGCTGCTGAGGCTAGTGCTGATGCTGCTGCTGCTTCGGCAGTTACGTCGGCTGAACAAGCGGAAGCCTTGACCGCTACGAGTCTCACAACCCTGACGCCTAGCGTCGCTTCCAAGGTATTCCAGCTTGAAGAAACTCTTCGTGCCTTTATCGTAGGCGCGTATGTCCTCGCTAGGTCTGACGCGAACCCGACCACGGTCTGGATGCACGGTCAGGTCACCGACTACACGGGAGACGATCTTACTGTAGACGTACAGTCAATCGGTACAGCTACTGAAAGTTCGGACTGGACGATACAAGTCTCCGGTCCCAAGGGTGCCGCTGGCGATGATGGGGCTGATGGTGCAGCAGGTGCCGATTACACCGCTGACGCTGAACTGAACGCCTTGGCTGGACTCACCGCTACTACTGGTCTGCTTGTCCAGACGGCGGATAACGTTTTCACTACCCGGAACATCGCCGGTACTGCGGATAAGGTTGTCATTACGAACCCTGCTGGTGTCGCTGGTGATCCTACGATTTCTCTAGGCAGTAAGGTAGTGACTACCGATACTACAGCTACGATGGCTGTTGGTGTCACCCATACTGTTTACGACCACGGGTCTGCGTCCGGTGTATCTAACATCACCCCGCTGCCGTCTCTCGGCCTTCTACAGAAGGTCAGCCTCGCTGCTTCGGCTACGTTCACCGTGAACGCTCCTGCGGCTGAGGAAGGCTGCCTGATCCTACAGATCACGAATACGGGGGCACCGACTTCTGTCACCTTCTCTAGCTTCGATAAGACTCTCCTAGGTGACACGTTCAGCCTGACGATTAACAAGGTCCATTGGGTCTACATCTGGTCGATTGGTACGATGCAGGTGATGCAGATTGTCAACGTCGCATGACGCCTATTCTGGCTCCCCCGCTTAAGTTCCCTTCGTTCGCCAACAGTATTACAGTCAGCAACAATGCGCTGGCTGCACCGCTGACGGCTGCGTACAACCTCGTGACTAAGTACCTTCCGGGTGCGATCAACTTCGGTGGCAACTACGTAAGGTTGATCGTCCTAGGCCCGTCGCTCGGTTCTTATACTCTTAGCAATACGTACATCGGTCTGACGACTACAGGCAGCATCCCGTCTCAGACTGGTGCTACCCGGATTACGTGGAACAACGCCCAGAACAGCCTTACGGCGACGGACGCCCGGTTCTACGTCTCCGACCTTATCTCATTTACCGTAGACGACACGAAGGCTTTGTACATCTCGTATGACGTTGCTACAGG